AAACTTTTATGTTATAGATGCTGACGCAATACTCGAACCAGATTTTGAATTTGACTTTGAACCTGAATGGCATCAACAAGATCATATATTTGTTTGGCGTGCAAAGAATCCTATTAATGGGTTAATTTATGGTAACGGCGGAGTAAAATTATTTCCTACAAAAGTCATACGTGAAGCGGATGATTGGCTTATAGATTTTACTACATCTGTTGCAGGTAAATTCAAGCCTATGTCCCAAATATCAAATACTAACGGATTTAATTATAGTCCATTTAGTACATATAAATCTGCATTTAGAGAATGCACCAAACTTGCCAGTAAAATTATACATAACCAAAAAGACGAAGAAACAGAAACACGATTACATATTTGGTGTACTGTAGGTGCAGATAAACAATATGGCAAGGATGCAATACGTGGGGCAATAGATGGTAAAGCATGGGGATTACAATATAAAGATAATCCAGAAATGCTTGATAAAGTAAATGATTTTGAATGGTTAGAATGGAAATTTACGAATTATTAAATCGATTTGAATTATTATACGAAGATATAAATCCTAATATAACTGATTTGCGTAGAACAGTTATAGACAAAGATTTGCCTAGTCTTTTTCGTATTTTAAAAAACTTTGAAGATGACGAATTAATAGAAAATATTCGTTCTGCTGTAAGTGATCTTAATCCATGGGCATTTTATAAAATATACGAAAGTGAAGATTTTAAAAAATTTATTTTAAATAAAAACATTTGGTCACTATTTAAATTATTACAATCTTTATACCCAGAAAAACATGATGAATTAAATGATATTAAGTGTATTGCCACTACAAATTATACTCCTAACGATTTAGTTCATTCTATTTTTAGGGCAATAACAAATGATAATATTAATGATGTTAAAAACATAGTATGTACAGATTTTACACCACAAGATATGTTACCCTCTATATTTAATTCATTGACTGAAGATAATCTTAGTTCTATTAAAAATATAGCATGTACAGATTTTAAACCTAAAGATATATTATATGTGGTATTTAAAATACTAACAGTTGACAATAAAAGTGATGTGAAAAATATTACTTGTGCAAATTTTGAACCAAAAGATATGATATATCCGTTATTTAGAGTTATTGAATCTATCGATTTGCATAATGATATACGTATAATAGCAGTATCGGATAATTCACTTAATGAAGAAACTGTTCAAGCATTATTTCGAATTTTACAAAAAATAATAGATGAACCTATTATAGATGAACTTAGACGAGCAGTAACAGGAGAAACATTTTCTACTAAAATGCGGCCTGTATTTTCGACATTTAAAGATGATAAATTTATTCGCAATTACTATACAGCAACAAATACTGAACATGCATCGGGACAAGCAAGATTAAATGCTACCTTTAATGTAGTAGAGTCGTTAATAGAAAACAATGCAGTAGTGACGGATGTACGTGCTATTATGGCACATGATAACAGGCCAGCAATGTATAATTGCTTAGATTATGTGTTAGACTCAGATTTAGTACGCATTTTAGAACGGTTTGAAAAAGAAAAACCTGAATATAACTTACATGATGCATTTACACAAGGGCAGTTACGATCTAAATTATGGTTGCTTAAACATTTGCGTGATATGAATTTAGGTACTGTTTTTATATGTGCAGGATGGTATGGTACATTAGCACGGGCAATGTTTGAAAATGAACGTATACATTTTGATAAAATTCGTAGTTTTGATATCGATCCTAAATGTGCAGAAGTTGCTGATATGATTAATAAACAATGGAATAAAGAAGATTGGAAGTTTAAAGCATTGCATTCAGATATTCTAGATGTAAATTACATCAAACATTCATGGACGTTTTGGTCAACAAAAAATGATAGAGAAAGTTATCCTTTAACAGATTCTCCTAATACAATTATTAATACAAGTTGCGAACATATAAAAAATTTTACAGATTGGTTTAATTTAATACCTGCAGGTAAGTTAGTAGCACTTCAATCTAATAATTATTTTGAAATAGATGATCATGTTAATTGTGTTAACAGTTTAGATGAGTTTAAACAACAAGCATTGTTAAGCAATATAATATATGAAGGCGAACTAGAATTAGAAAAATATACAAGATATATGTTAATAGGTTATGTATAGATATAAAGATATAAAAAGCGTTCATATTGAACCTACTCAAGGATGTAATGCCGCCTGTCCGCAATGCGACCGTAATATAAATGGTGGAGAGGATAATCCATATCTTCACAATGCAATGTTAAGTTCTGCAGATTATTATGAAATGTTTCCTAGCAGTTTTGTAGAGCAATTAGATTCTATGTATATGTGCGGTAACTTAGGTGATCCATGTGTAAGCAATTATGCAGGCGAAGGATTTAGATATTTTAGACATGCTAATCCGAAAATGTGGTTAGGTATGAATACCAACGGAGGTGCCAGGTTAGATTACTTTTGGGAAGATTTGGCGGATCTTGATGTGGTTGTAACATTTAGTATAGATGGTTTGGAGGATACAAATCATTTGTACAGACAACATGTTAAATGGGAAAGAGTAATGGAAAATGTTAAGGCATTTATTAATAGAGGAGGTCGTGCTAAATGGGATTTTATTGTGTTTAAACATAACGAACATCAAGTAGACAAAGCAAGACAACTCTCAAAAGACATGGGCTTTGAAAAATTTCAAGTTAAAAAGACAGGAAGATTCTTTTCTACAGTCCAACATAAAGGTAAAGATTCACATCAAGCAACAAATAGAAAAGGCGAAGATACACAAAAACTAGAAAAACCGAAGGACAAATATGTTAATTCTGCTCTTAAAAAGGAAAAGAATTTAGTTGCCGAACATGGTAGTATGGATGCATATTATGACAAAACACCTATAAGTTGTAAAGCAACAGACAAGTCAGAAATATTTGTTACAGCAGAAAGTCATGTGTTTCCATGTTGTTGGACAGCCGGGCAACAATATAAATGGTATTGGGGACCTCGCGAAGCACCTATTTGGAAATTAATAGGTGATCCTAAAAATATCAGTTTACGAAATCATTCATTAAGAGATATTATTGAAGGCCCATTTTTTAAAGCAATAAAAGATTCATGGTCATGTTCTAGTGTTAACGAAGGCAAACTAAAAGTTTGTGCAAATAAATGTGGCATAGGATTTGATGCTTTCAAGGAACAATTTATATGAAATTACCAAGTGATACATTTTGTGCATTGCCGTGGATGCATCTTAGTACAAGACCAGATGGTGCAATGCGAGTCTGTTGTACTGCAAATGCATCTAATGTAGGTGCTACTAATGAGAAAGAATACGGAGGAAAAGTTGGTGAGCTACGTACAGAAGATGGAAAACCTGCCAATTTAAATGTAGCAGGGTTAACTGAGTCTTGGAATAATTCTTATATGAAAAATGTAAGAACACAAATGCTTGCAGGGAAAAAACCTCCTAGTTGCATGAAGTGTTTTAAAGAAGAAGATGCAGGGCATTTATCTAAACGACAATGGGAAACAAAATATTGGTTAGAACGATTTAGTTTAGATGAAATAATAGGAGAAACAAAAGACGATGGAGAAATACCTCCTAAAATAAGATATATAGATTTACGATTAGGATCTAAATGCCAACTTAAATGCATTATGTGTAGTCCGCATGATTCTTCTGCATGGGTGTCAGATTGGAAAGCATTTTATCCACAAGTTAAAAATGAAACATTAAAAGATAGTTGTCAATGGCATGGTGGCGGAGCCGATGAATGGGGAGCAACATATAATTGGTATAAAAATAATCCTAAATTTTGGGAAGATTTATACAGTCAAATACCCAACATTTATCAATTGTATTTTGCAGGAGGAGAAAGTACAATTATAGAGGAACATTATACCTTGCTTGAAAAAGTAATTGAAATGGGGTATGCTCCTAAAATTGAATTAAGGTATAATAGCAATGGCGTTGAAATGCCAGATAAGTTGTTCGAACTTTGGGATAAGTTTAAACGTGTACGATTTCATTATAGCATTGATTCAATAGAAAAGATGAATGACTATATTCGTTTTCCTAGTAAGTGGGAACATCAGGTTAAGCAATTTCATGTGCTAGATAACACCGACGATAATGTAGAAGT